CAGGACCTTAGCCTGGCCCTTAGGTTATTTCCTATCCGGGGTCCTGGCCTGGGGCCTGGCCAGGGGCCTGGCTTAGGTCATTTCCCATCGGGGGGTCTAGGGCCTGGCCTGGGGCTTAACCTGGCGGTATACAATGGTATGCAATAAGCAGTATGCAATGGTATACAATAAGCGGTATGCAATGGTATACAATAAGCGGTATGCAATGGTATACACTAATCGGTATACTATGGTATACACTAAGCTATGATCCTAGCGCATAGCACCTATGCAAACAAATCGTATCTCGCGGTGCATTTTTTTGTTGCAGACCTTAGCGCAATATGGCATAACTTATGTATGGACAGGGGAACACGGGGTTCCTAGGATCGGCGAGATCCGCTTCTGTCAGTCTAGTTAGCCTAGGCCGAAGGGCAATCCTGCCCAAAGTTTAAACTTAACGTATCTTGGAGGTACACACTATGTCAAATTCTGATTTTTGGTCAGCCGAAGAAGTCACCGTAGAAATTCTACGCAAGCGCGCTCACAAAGAGCTGTTGAATGTTCTTTGCGCTCATATCGCAGCTATCAAGGACGATGACGCCTATGCCATCGCTCTCGACGCCGCGCTTATGTATATGACCATAGACCTTGGGTCTACGCCGCGCCAAGCGGTCAAGGACGCGATCAAGGCCCGCTGCGAAGATTTGCGCTCATGACCCCTCGTGAACTTATAGTGTCCCTTATTGGGGCACTTATCCTTTTCCTAATCCCACTGGCTTATTTCTACATTGTCTATGGGCTAGGCCATTAACTACGTTGGGACCCTTGCTATTCTCATAGCTTGGGTCTTAGCGGCGCGTAACCACCCTGATTTGTAACATAAGAAAATAGGTTGACCCCTAAGTACCCCTAAAGTACACATAAGAAAATAGGTTGAGTGTTGCCAAAGTGCCACAGTTCCTAAGGTAATTCCTAAAGTGACGCTACGTCACAAAGTATTTTTTCAGGGCTACCCCTTGAAACTACCGCAGTCACTCCCTATACTATAGTATAACTTAAGTATCTACCAACTCCTAGTACCTTATTAGAGAGTCTGTAGTAGGTAGGTACTATAGATTTACTTAAGTATTACTCTAGTATAGATGTTTTCTAGTGGTTTGTAGTACTATTTACAATCTAGAGTTGTATTTCCTTAAGTATTACAAAAATATTACTGTAGACCCCTTGACAAATCTAAATTAGTACCTATATGGCCTTCATAGACCCTAGATCAGGCTGAATCGTACCTTCCCAGTATTTGTAGTTTTTGATGATGGCGGATTATTGCCTCACTAAGGTCTAAACTCCAAGAAAGACTAGAATAATGGCTGGCCCACTGCCTACACTGAAATATAGCGAAGCTATAGCCAAGTATATCCGCCAAGCTGTGCAAGATGGTGTACAGATCAAGGATATACTAGCTACTGTCAACAAACGCTATCAGAATGCCCCTAGAAACAACGCAATGCTCTACAAGTTATACGGTGGAGACATTGCTGAAGCTCGTGCAGAGATCACTCAGCGCGTGGGCAATGTAGTTATTGAGCAAGCACTCTCTGGTCACTATCCCTCTCAAGAGCTGTTCCTGCGTTCTAAAGCAGGTTGGAGTCCTAAGAGTACCGAAGTTGCAGAAGAAGGCGCTGGAGACGACGATGAGAACTCTAGCGCAATCAACACACTTATGACACTACTGGGGCATAATGCCGAGAACGTACATCAAGAAGACGGCGATTGAGCAGCACATCCCTGAGATCACAGCCGACGACCTCAGGAAGCTACCACCCGAGAAAGTACAAGAAGTCCTCAATGCCTTAGGCCCCGCCCAAGCAGAGGAACTGAAGTACAACTGGCCTTTCTGGGCAAGACGTGATCAGTTAGAGCCAGAGGGTGATTGGGACTATTGGGTATTTAATGCTGGTCGGGGAGCTGGTAAGACTCGATCAGGAGCCGAGTGGGTAAGACACAAGGTCAAACAGGGCTTTAAGCGTATTGCTTGTGTAGCTCCTACCAAAGGCGATATTAGACGTGTTATGGTAGAAGGGGAATCAGGGCTTCTAAATGTATGTTGGGAGCATGACAAGACCTACCGAGGGGCCAAACTAGGGTATCCTACGTGGGCACCTACCAACAACACCCTTACTTGGGAGAATGGAGCTAAGGTAGAGTTCTTCTCCGCAGAAGACCCAGAGCGTTTACGTGGTCCACAGTTCCACGCAGCATGGGCAGACGAAGTCGCAGCGTGGCGTAACCAACAAGATGTATGGGATATGCTACAGTTTACACTGCGCTTGGGACGTAAGCCACAAGTTATGGTGACTACCACCCCAAAACCTACCAAGCTAATGAGACACCTGCTTAAGAATGAGCGTTCTCATGTTACCCATGGGTCTACCTTCGACAACTCTGCTAACCTTGCTACTCCGTTTCTTGAGGGAATTAAGAAAGAGTACGAAGGAACTAGACTAGGTCGACAGGAACTCTACGCTGAAATGCTAGAGGAAGCCGATGGAGCACTCTGGAGTACTGAGATACTAGACGAGTGTGAGGTAGATCAGAAGGATGTACCCGAGTTAAATAGGATTGTAGTTGCACTAGACCCTGCCGTAACTGCTAACTCCGAGTCAGACATGACTGGTATTGTAGTTGCAGGGGTAGATGTAAACGGAATAGGCTATGTCCTCGAAGATGCCACGGATAGACTTAGTCCTGCAGAGTGGGCAGCAAAAGCTATCTCGTTATACAAATAGTATAGTGCTGACCGTATCGTTGACGAACGCAACCAAGGCGGTGAAATGGTACGCCGAACGCTTGAAGCAGAAGACGAAACAGTTCCTATCAGGCTTGTCCACGCTTCTAGAGGAAAAATGGCTAGGGCTGAACCTATATCTGCGCTCTATGAAAGAGGCCGTGTTAAACACGTTAAAGGTCTTGACGAGCTGGAAACGCAAATGAGAACTTGGGAGCCGCTAGGATCAGTAGGCTCCCCCGACCGTTTAGACGCATGTGTATGGGCTTTGACCGATCTAATGCTCAACGGAGTGAATAACCCCACTGTACGACTCTCTTACGCTTCCGCAAAAGGTCTAAATGAGAATAATATATATCTGGGGTAGTATCTGACATAGGTAAAACTCCGTCACAGGATAACCAATGAAAAAGCTAAGCGAAGAGTTTGGAAAGCTAGAGTTAGGCCAAGGCGGCTCTAATACTAAAGATGGTACAATTCGTGCTGATGAGTTCCTACCTGACCTTAAGGGAAAGCGAGCCATTCGCAAGTACCGTGAGATGCGCGATAATGACAGTACTATCGGCGCTATCATGTATGCTACCGAACAAGTCTTACGTGATGTAGACTATTATGTAGAACCAGCCAATGATTCCGATGAGGCTAAGAAGGAGGCAGACTTCGTTAAGAGTATTCTAGAGGATATGGAACATACCCTAGATGACCACATCTCTGAAGCGTTGTCTCATTTGACTTTTGGATTCTCGATCTTTGAGGTGGTCTACAAGCGGAGACGCGGGCCAGACTACCGAGCAGGTAAGAAATACTCTAAATATACCGATGGCCGCATCGGGGTACGCAAACTTGCGTCTCGCGCACAATGGACGATTGAGCGATTTGATGTGGACAAGACAACAGGAGATGTCCTGGGTGTACGCCAAGAGCAAAACTACGGGATTAAGAGCCTTTTCATCCCAGCTAACAAGATACTACACTACAAGACGACGAACACGAATAACGACCCATCTGGACGCTCTATCCTACGGAATGCATACTCTTCTTACCAATATCTTAAGAACCTTCAGAACATCGAAGCGATAGCAGTAGAGCGTGAATTACATGGTGTCCCAGTTGGTCGTATTGCTGCAGAGTACTTAAGTCCAGATGCAACAGCAGACCAAGCCTCCGTCCGAGCACAGATGGAGAAGATTCTACGTGATCTTAAGTTTAATGAACAAGGTTATGCGCTTCTTCCTTCTGATGTCTATCGTGATGCTGATGGCAAGCCTACTAATCAACGTATCGTGGACATCGAACTTATCGCATCAAATGGCTCTCGAAACATTGATATTAACCCTATCATCAGCCGTTATCAGCATGATATTGCTCGTAGTGTTATGGCTGAGTTTTTAATGCTAGGAGCAGGGGCAAATGGCTCTTATGCATTGTCTAAGTCTAAAACTGACTTATTCCTCAGATCTATGGAGTCTTATATTAACTCTATCTTTGACGTGTTGAATAAGCAGTTGGTAGAGCCTCTCTGGCACATGAATGGTCTAAACTTTGATCTGATGCCTAAGATATGCGCAGGAGACGTAGCACCACACGACCTACGTGAGCTTGGTAGCTACCTACGCAACTTGAACGGCGCTAACATTGATTTGAGCGACCAAGATGACATAGTTAATGCTCTGTTGGCTAACGCAGAGCTTCCACCTAAAAAGGTAACTGAATAAATGGCAACCTTAAATAATAGAGTATTCGATAATGGTTTGACGGTACTAGATACTGAAGCAAACCGCATCGACATCACCTCGCAAGAGGCCACAACATACACCGAAGCTACTAGTACCTACACACTAGGCAATTCTACATCACTTTCTATCGGCGCACCTGCTGATCGTAGTGGTGGCGGTCGTGAGGTCACTGCAGCAGCTATTTCAGACGGCTCAGTGAGCGGCACAGGCACTGCAACACCCTTTGCTATTGTAGACACCGCAAACTCTCGTTTGTTAGCTACAGGCGCTCTCAGCTCCTCTCAGGCAGTGACATCTGGTAACACATTTACACTAGCTTCATTTACTATCGGTATCCCAGACCCTGCATAAGGTGACTAATGGTTGTTCTCGTTAATAGGGCAAAAATGTCCACTAGTACTACAGGCACTGGTACAATAACACTAGGGTCTGCTGTTGATGGCTATCAGACCTTTGCTGATGCAGGGGTTTCTGATGGTGATGTTGTTAGATACGTTATTGAAGACGGTGACAACTGGGAAATAGGGACAGGGACTTATACTGCGACAGGTACGACACTTTCTCGTACTGTAATTGAGAGTAATAACTCAGATAGCGCAATTACCCTTACTGGCAGTGCTGAAGTCTTTATCTCAGCAACG